TCTTTATACAAACAGAAACCACCTTTATCAATAACATCATCTATTTCATCAAATATAGAAACTTCCTTTAAATTCCCACATAAAAAGCTAGTAGCAGATCTAGTCATTGGTAACCCTGCTAACATTCCTAGAATTGTTGGTACATATTGCCAACCTTCAACTTCTCCTCTATTATCTACAAATGTAACCTTATCATTCATTAAGTTTACTATGCCTTTGTTATCTGGCTTAGTAGCCTTAAATACAACAGCTTTATAAGTTTTGCCTGCTTTTCTTACTGACTTTATCCAAGAAACAAGGGTTGCAGTATCTCCATCTTTCCCATCATAAGCTAACCCTAGCCAGTTAATTCTTTCTTGTGCAACTTTTTTTAATGTGTCAGATAATGTTCCATCTTTAACATTGAATACAACCACTTTATTTGGAGTGTATTCAAAGCTATCTTTAATCAATGGTAATACTTCAGCAGAATAATCATCACTTTTTATATCAGTAATATCTTTGTATACCTTTCTATCCCATTGTTTAGTAGACTCTTTTACTATTAACCCAACTATACCTAATTGACTTCTTTTAACAGCTGTAACTGCTAATTGTTTAAAAATAATTTCTATTTTAGGTAATCCCATATATTGTCCTCCTATTCTTTATTAATATGATATTCTAATTCTTCCATCATTTCGCCATCTATATCATTTTCTATCTCTTCCATACTTAAACTATCAAAACTTGCTATTAATACTCCATCTTCAGTTTCTTCAAACTCTATTTCATCAACAGGAATAGCAAAAGTTTCATTTACCCATAATGTACCTAAGAAAGCATTTTCAATTTCATCAGATATTTTTAATCTTTCTTCTCTTCCTTTACCAGGTAAAGTAGTAAAAAAATAAATTCTGATTGTAAAGTTTCTTTCCTTAAAAGTTGTCATAAAAGCACTTGTTTTAAGACCATCTAACTCAGTTCTAAAACTAGGTCTATTGAATTTTTCAGATAAATCTTTACTATCAATTTCTATTTTAGGAAATGTTTCTTTCAATTTTGTATTAACTGCTTTTAGTATCTGACTTAGTTTAATCATTAGAAACCTCCATTTTTAATAACTTCATCAATAAAATCATCTGCAGCTTTTAAAAATTCATCTTGAAACTCTCTCTGTGAATCTTCTAAAATATGCTCTCCTTTTTTAAAACCATGTTCTTTACCAGTTTTATCTTTTATGATATGCCCATTCTCTATTAGATGTGCATGAGGCATTGAGTTATAAACTCTAACTGTGTCTTCTTCACCTTTATATTTATAAACTTTGCCTCTTTTAAAACCTTTCAAATAGTTACCAGTTTTAACTTTTACTTTAGATTTTGCTTTCTTTTTAGCCTTAGCTTTTAGCTTGTTACCTTGTTTTTGTAAGAATTTTTTAGCTTCTTTTGGGTATTTTCTAGCAAGTCTTAATACTTCTTCTTCAAGTTCTTTTAAATCATCTGTTGAAAAAACGCCCATTTCTACTCCTCTTTTCTTACACAAAAAACTTCTATGAACTGATTATCTTTAAAATCTCTGTTAAAATAAATAACTTCATACTTCAATCCCTCATAAATAAAAAACCAGTCCTTTTTTATTCCAGGAACTGATTTTATTCTAAATATGAATTTGAATTGATGTTGATTTTCTTCTGTTCCAGCTTCTCCATTTTTTACACTAGAATTTAAAGGAACTATTTCACAGTATGCTTTTTTTAATAACTCTGGCTTTTTCTCATTTTCTCCAAGTTCATTAACTGTGTCTATCATATGATATACATCAATAAAATGTCTTAATCTCTTAGTTATATCATTCAAAGTTATCACCCACTTGTAACTGGGTTAATAGACTTCTAGCTGTATAACTAAGGTCTTTACTTTCCTTTTGCTCTCTGTTATCATACCAATCTTGCACAAGTACACAAGCTAGAATTTTAGCCCTTTTAATAAACTTTTCTTTTGTTGCTTTTTTATCAAAGTCATTTATTGCATCTCTAAGATAATCTATTGCTGCAATCATTAAAGATTGCAACAATGTATCATCCTCATTGTAATCAATTCTTAGATAGTTTTTAGCTTCTTCCAAAGTTAAAATATCTGCCATATCAATCACCTATTATTTTGTTGCTAACTCAAGATAAACCATAGCATCAGCATCTACTTTTTTAATATCAAATCTTTCTATTGCTCTGATATATGTAGCATTTTTAGTAAATCCTGCTTCAGTTGATAATGCAAGTTCTAACCCTTCTCTGTCAAAGAATGTTATAAATTCACTTAAATCTCCAACAAACACAGGTGCTTTTGTAGTATTCATTGGTAATAAATTATCTTTTAAAACTACTATTTTTCTACCTTTAAAGATTTTTTGTGTTGTATCTTGTAAATTTACATCTAATAAAGGTCTACCTTGTTTATCTGTTAAGTTATCTAAAAAATTAAACCCTGTTTGGTTAGTTATAATTATTGCATTAGCAGATATTTCTGGGTCTAAATCAACATTTAATGCTGTATTAATAACAGTATAATCTGCTGCTGGTTTTGGAGTTAATGTTTTTAATATTGCAACTATCTTTTTGTTTTCTGTGTTTATAGCTTTTTTAGTAAATCTTTTTCCAATATAATCAGTTAAATTAGCAGTTTCATCTGCAAGTAAAGTATTTGATATAGGGATAATATCTCCATAATCTGCAACATTATATGCAACTTGTGCAAAATCAATATCTGATTTATTTATTTCATTTAACTCTTCAAAAGCTATTAATTCACCTGTTCCATCTTTTTCAATAGGCATAGTTCCTTTTAAAGATTTAACAGGTTGAACATTACATAAAACTTTTAATTCCACTTTATTTCTTCTTAATTCTTTTATTTGATTAAATTGTTCTGTTGGTACTAAGTAACCACCTTTGCCGTCTGTTGCTTCTACTTGCCCTGGTGTTCCAGCTGCATTTAAAAATTGTTTTTCTTCTTCTGTTATAGATTTTCCTAATAGAACTTTATTATAAATTCTATTAACATCCATTTCTTCATTTGTTCCTAATGGTGATTTGTTACCTTTATTCATAACTGTTAAAGCCTCCTCTGTTTCTGCCTCTTTTATTCTATTTTCTAAATCTTTTAAATTATTTAACTTAGCATGTGCCTCTTCAATCTTTCCACTATCTTTTAATGATGTGATTTCATTTCTAAGTGTTTCTAATTCCTTTTTTAATTCTACTGATTTTTTCATAATTAAATACCTCCTGTTAATAACTCTATTTCAATTTCTTTTTTCATATTTTCCAATTTAATTCTTTCTTTTTCCTCTAATTCTGCTTTTTTATCATTAATTTTATTTAAAATATTTTTAGGAATATTTTTAAATTTTTGATTTGTAGATACATAATTTACAAAATTAGCCTTTTCATCAACCTTTACATCAAAATATTTAGCTGCTTCCTGACCATTAAACCAACTTTCTTCTTTCATTAGATTTAATATTTGTTCTTTGGTAACTCCTTCAACTGCTTTTTCTTCATAAGTATTAGCAATTCCATCTTCTAATTTTTCTAAGACTTCTATTTGTTTTAAAAAATCATCAGCATTACCAAATATTCCACAACTTACTCTGTGTATCATTAAATAAGCATTACTTGGAATAATAATATCATCACAACCAAAAGCAATTATTGATGCTGCACTTGCAGCTAAACCATCAACATAAGCTACTGTTTTTCCTTTGTGATTTTTTAACATATTACAAATAGCAACACCAGCAAACATATCTCCGCCATAGCTATTTATATGAACATGAACCTCTTTGTTTTCTCCTTCTTTCAAAGCATCTTTTATATCTAATGGATATATATTTGTGTCATTTATGCCAAATAATTCTAAAAAGCCATCATTTTCTACATCACTTTCTATATCTCCATTGATATAAATTTCAGTAACTTCTGATTGATTTTTTATTTCTAACCATTTATTTTTACTCACTTTTAGCACCTCCTTTTTCATAAGCTATTCCTAATTTTTCTAATGGCACATAACTTCCATTCATTACAATTACATCACCTCCATCTATTGCAGGTAATCCTGCCTTTTTTCTTGCTTCATTTATTGTATAAACTCCACTTTGAAGATACTTGGTTATACATTCAGCTTGTGTTTTTAGATCCCCTTTTAAAATACTTGCTACATTAAATTCAAAATGTAGCCCTTTTAATCTTTCACTTTCTGTAAGAAGTTTCAAATTAAATTCCTCTTCATAAAGTGTCAAAATGTATAAAAGAGTATCAATATAAAAAGTCAAGTTTTGCATTTCTGAATTTGAATAACTTGACTTATCATAATCGTTTAAATGATTTGGCTTTACTCCAAAAGCAGCTGCTATTTGTAAAGCATTATATTTCTTTAATTCAAAGAATTGACTATCTGTTAATTTTAAATCTAATGGTACTATATCCATTCCAGGTGGTAATGGTAATATTCCTGTTGGATTATTTTCAGTGCTAATAAATTCTTCTATTGCCTCAAGCATTTTCTTTTGTAAATCTTTGTTTAAATCTCCTGTATATCTTAAAATTGCCTTTGAAGTTAAACCTCTATCATATAAATTATTTAAATATTTTTGACTAGCTTTTGTTCCATTTAATGTTGTAGCTAATGTTTCTCTTACCGACATACCTACAATACCATCTTTACTTAAACCACCTTTTAAATGCAATATCTCATCTTTTTTAAATAGATATATTTTTCCATCTTTGTTATATTCGTAATATAAATCTTCTTTACCACTGAATATTTTTGCATTATCTATCCATATTCTAACCTTTTGGGGATGGAAAGGATAAATACCTACTAAATGCCCTCTATCATCATAACTTAGATAAGCATAAGCATTGCCGTGATGGTTTCTCCACATCTCCAATAAAGTCATCATTGGTGTAGGAGTCATAAATGGATTTGGTGAAAATTTCAACTTTTGTAATGCTTCATGGTTCAATATTCTGTTATTATCATTATCTTTCAAGTGTAAAGATAACTTCCCAACACTTTCAGATAATACTTTTAAGCAAGTAAAATATGTTACTTCTGATAAATCTGAACTTACATTTATTCCAAAAAATTCACCAAAATTCATAGAATTAATTGCTGTTTTCTGCTTTTTTTCCTCTCCTTTATTAAAAAATTTTCTAAATATATTCACTCTTTCACCTCCTTTTATTGATTAAATCAAGCCATTCTTCAACAGCTTCATCATTATTTACTGTTTCTTTTTTATTTATTAGCATAATCTTCCAGGCATCTATTATTGCATCAACAGGATCTATTCTATTTTTTTGAGATTGTTTATCAATTTTTATCTCTCCAAAACTATTTGTAACAGTTGTAGCATTAGCAATGGACCATTTTAATAAACTATTTCTCTTATCATATAAAACTTGAGTTGCCTTAACTGATAAAGCAAAATCCACTGTTGCATCATTTAAACTTTTTGCAGATTGTTTAACTTCTGTTAAATCACAATCTAAAAAATCTAAATCACTTAAAAAACTTCCAGCATTGTGAGCATCATACCCACACTCTAAAATTTTAATATCATATCTTTCAATTATTTCTTTTAAGTGAGTAACAATAAACTTATAATCAGTCTTTATTCCAAATGCTCCAGTAGTCAATGTTAAAAGTCCCTCTCTTACCCATATCCTATATGGAACATCATCAGTTTTTTCATGTTCTGCAAGTCTTAACTCAGGCATAAATGAATGGCTATAAATATATATTTGATTATTTTCTAATGGAAATACTAAGGCTATACTTGTTAAATCTCCACCCTTAGATAAGTCAAATCCTAAATAAGCACTTTTCCCTTTCATATCTTCAAGTGTCAAATTGCTTTCACACTCTTTGAATTTACTTAAATCTATATATTGTCCATCTTTTGCAGTTACCCACATATTTAATTGCTTTGTTAAAAAGTTAGTTAATTCATCTCCACCCTTCTCTTTTGCATCTATTGCTTTTTGACTGTATAAAGCTATCTTCTTTTTATTTGGTGTAATACCATCTTCTTCAAATAAAAAATAAGGATTAGATTTGAGCCAATTTTTCCAGTCCCATATATCATCATCCTTATCCATTTCACAGATAAAAATAAAGAGAGTTTCTTTTTCAACAACTCCCTCTAATATTTTTTCACAAAATTTATAGTGTTCATAACAAAAACCATTTAAGTTAAATCCTGCTGTTGTAATAGCTAATGTTAAAGCATTCTCAACATCAGCTTGTCCATCTAGTAAGAGTTTATACATCTGATTATTTGGGTGGGCATGTAATTCATCACATATAGCTAGAATATTACCAAAACCATCCATTGATTTTGTATCTCTACCTATTGACCTTATAACAGTTCCAGTTGCTAAACTCTTTATAGTTCTATCATGTTCTTTTATTTTATAAAGTTCACTTAGATCATTATCAGACTCTATAAAGTTTCTTATTTCATCCCAAACGATATTAGCTTGGTCTTGCTTAGTTGCTGCACAGAATATCCTATCTTTATTTCCTAACAATGTACTAAACATTGTGGATTCTGCTCCTGATAGAAAACTTTTCCCATTTCTTCTGCCAACTTGTAAATAAGCCTCTCTAAATCTTCTTTCTTTTGTTCTTTTCTTCTTCCAGCCATGTAATGAACCTATTATAAAATCTTGAAAGCCTCTTGTTTTTAAATTAGTTCCATCTTTTAAAGTTAAAGTATTTGCAAAATTAATGGCAAATTCTGCCTCTTCAACATCAAATTTATACTCTAATTTCTTATTTTTTAAATCATCTAAATGTCTTTTACATGCTAAATACTCCTTTCTGCCTGCTATTTTTTTACCATTTACAACTAATTTTGCATAGGCTGTTGTCCTATCTTTTATCATATTAGCCTTGCTTTCTTGTTTTTAACAAAGTTATAAATTTATTTTCAGCAGGTTCTTCTCTTATTGGTACAACTAATTTTAATCTATCTGTAGTTGCAAGTCCTAATTTTGTTGAGCATTGCATTATTTGTTTTACATATTTTTCCTGAACATTTATTAGAGGGTTTATAATTTCAATTTCTCCATTGGCAGTTTCTTTATAGCAAACAGGACCTTCTTTTTGTAATTTCTTACTAACATTTACATAGCTATCATAAGAGTTACAGTAGATGGCTAATATTCCTAAATCTAAATTATCTAAAATATTTACTTTTCCTGCTTCAAAAACTATTCTGTCAAATTCTTCTTTTGCAGCTTTAGATAACCAACCAGGAGCAATTAAATTATCTCTATCTATTTTCAATTTTTTCTCTTGTTCTTGCCTAGCTTTTATTTTTTCTTTTCCAATTTTTCCTGAACTTATATCAATAATTTTTCTACTTCTTCCTGCCATATTTTTTCACCTCCATAAACTGAAAATTTCATTTCTGGCATTTTCTCCAGAAAAAAGAGGGGAAGCGGTATCAAACCCAAAGACCAAAAACTTTTTTTGACTCCCCCCTACTTGTAATAATTTTTTATAATATTAAATAAAACTTCTTTCATTTTATTTTTACTTTCTAAATTTTTATTATATTCTGAATGGATATAGCTATGTGTTTTATCACTTATCCATATTAGGTTATTAATATCTAAGGCTTTGCTTCTATCCTCTTCTAACTCATCTATATGATGTGAGAGAGTACCTTTAACTATGTTATTATTTATAACTAACTCATACAAGTCTAAGCCATTAGCTTTTAACTTACATAGTGCAGTCATACTCTTCCAAGCCTTACTATGATAAAACTCTGCATTGTCTTTATTCCTGTACTCTCTATCATATACCTTATGCCTTTCCTTTGTGCAGCTGCATACTTCATTTATTCCTATTTTCTTTCCACACTTACCACATATCTTCATTAACATAATTAACCTCTTGAAATAAAAAATGGAAGTTAAAACTTCCATTAATTAAATGTCTATATAATATATCCATTATCATATATATCTTGAATAAATTTTATTCGTACTTCTTTCTTATTAAAATTCAAAACTAGTCTATCCATAAAATTACATGCTGGAAAATCTCCACAAACTACTCCATCATCACTTAAAAAAATTATTTGAAAATTCTCGAATCCTAAATGCTGTTTTTTATCTACTCGTTCTTGAAATTTTTTTCTTAAATTAGAAGAATTATTATGAAAATAATCTTTTATGTTATCTCGAGAAAAATTTCCTACAACACAAAATACTCCTAAAAATCCTAAATCATCCGTGTCAATTAAACATTTATATTTCATTACTTTTTCTCCTCTTTCTTTTTTTGGTCTTTAATTAATTATTTCTAAAAAAATATTTCCAACATCACTAACAACATAACTTCCTAATGAAATTCCCTGCCATTCCCCATCTTTATTTTTTGTTTTCTTATGTTCAAAAAAACCTGCTCCTTTATAACATTCAAAAGTGAAATCATTAGCTGAATATTCCTTATCTTTATCATATTTTTCTTTAAATTTATCTATATCCTTGTGATACAAATTTTCTAATGCTTTAGTACATTTAAAAAATAATATTTCATCAATCTTATTTGATATAAGAAATTCAAATAATCTACTAAGATAATTAATTTTTTCTTCAAAATCTATTCTATCTATTGTGATTAATAATTTTTCTGAAAAATTATTAATATCTTTTTCAAAAAAAGTTTTTATTTCTTCTTTAGATATAGAGTTTATACCTTGTAAAAAAGAATAAATTTTTTTCAATAAAACTTTATCCCTAAAACTATTAACTAATTTTATAACTTCACTTACCACTGGTATATTTTCAGCTACAACATCTTTTCCAGTTTCGTAAACTGCTTCTAACCCAGCTTCAATTTCATATCTTTTTTCTTCAGGAATAATATCATACTCTACAAGAGTTCCTACAACATTTCCAATAAAACTATTATTTTCCAAAAATATCCCTCCTAGAAATAAAATTATATTGGATATTATACTCTTTTTTTTGCAAAATAAAAAAGACTTTTTTATGAGAAGTCAATAACTCATCTCTTCTTGGGGGAGAGAAACAAAAAATTTAAACATTCATTTAAACTTTTCATATATTAACATTATATAACATATAAAAGTTCATTACAAGGGCAAAAAAGGTGTAAATTAGGTGCATTTTTAGAAAAGATTTTTTATTAAATCTTTTAAAATTTCACTATCAAATATTGATAAACTCATAGTTTCAACTAACTTATTTCTATTTCTTTTAATTGTTGAAGTATCTACATTAAATTTTTCTGCAACATCTTCCATTCTTAATTTTTCAAAATAAATTAGAGGTATTATCTCTTTATACTTTTCTTCTTCTATTGAAGATAATCCATAATCTATTAAATTAATGCCATATTCAAAAAATTCT